TACTTGGGCTTGTCTCGTGTTTCCACTCGCGTCCAAAAGCCAACGCAACCACTCTACGCGGTTACCCGCTAAGTTTTCTTTTTGGTCACGAGCAACAGGACAACACCGACAAAAATTATCAAAAATATGGATACGAAAGCATCCCATCTACGCACATCCTCAAACTCCGGGATGTGCACAGGTGGTGGAAGGGCAAAATCCTTCTCAACTTTAGGCACATTTTCTAATTTATCAGTAGAACACGTCAAATTTAATTTAAGTATGTGATTTGCGTTTCTAAAATCGTATGGTATCAAACGACCATTACTACTGTAATAGAACTGCACGCGTATACTTGAAATAGTCTGTTGCACACCAGAATCAAAGTTGTGTTCTATGGCGTCTTCACTTCCAGAGTAGTTTATCACGTCTCCACACACGAGTATTTTACCCGTATAAAAGGGTGTATCTGAATACACGGTCTTGTTAAACTCGCTTGAACCGCTACTTAGTTTTATGACAAATGCGTCTACACCTTGAAGGTTAATAGAACCCGTTTTCAAACTGTTACCGGATGAGTGTTCGTTATCAGACGTGAGACCGAATACGTCGTGTGGTGTCGTGTACGTATTAGAAGACGTGTATCCGTGTATACCGTCGTAGAATCTAAACGTGAAATCACTCCCCGCCGTGAACTCTATATCATTCGTAGCGGAGGTATACGTAGCGCCGGTTATAATGGAAGATTTGCTATTAATTTCGCTCGCGAGTTCGACACCACTGTAGTTTCCGTTATCGAGTGTGATTGTTTCAGTCACGGATGCCGTGTTTAACGTAAACGTGTTGTTCCGATCGTGAATCAACAATTGACTATTGTGAATACGGGCAGACACGAGTGATATTTTAGACACGTTATACACGGGGTTTTTGAGGTGTATGACATAGTCACCTGGATCCGGATAGAGCACGGGGTCTCTATCACCACTATCTATGTCTAAGGTATGGACCTTCATTAAAATATGTGGACAATATTTTAATGAGTGTATTACTCTAAATTAGGCTAAATTAGCACAAGTGGTGCGCCAATGGGTTGTTCATGAGTTGACGCTTCGCGACACTGAGACTCGCCTGAGAAGCGTGTGGGTTTTCGTTACCCTTGTATGGGTTGAGATCATGGAAAGATGTGTTCGTGTACTGCTGAGTCCATCCAGCGTTTTGTGGGTTCACGCGACCATCCACACGCGTGGTGTCTGAACGGACAGACGTGAGCATACCACCTTGGTTGAGTGCACTGGCGCGAACATTCATACGACCTGGATTGGAGGCGCGGTTCGCCTTACCACGACGTTCATCTGGACGGAAACCATACTTTTGGAGTTCTTCCACCGTGTATCCGGAGCCGTACACGCGCTTTTCTCCAATGGCAGCCGCTGGGGACTCCAAATAGCCGTGTCTGTAGCTGTGAATGCCTGGTTGTGGCTGGTTCATGTAAGCGTATTGCTCGATGTTACCATCCTTCTTGTTTCTAGTTGGATCTTGAGAGACTGTGTTCGCTGGAACAAAACGCTTCGCTGGGGCAACATTGAGCGTGTCTGTTCTGAGACCAGTCTCGGAACGGTTAGTCGTACGCTTCGTGCGCTCGTGTTCACCTCTGGCGGTGCGACCAGACATGCCTTGTGCCCGACCGAGAGTGGCGGGGAGACGTTCTGGAAGGTACGCCGTCTTTTCTGGACGGTTGTGAGACACGAGACCGACCACACCACGACGACCGCCTTTAGAATCGTACGCTGGACCAGATCTACCCGGGAGAGTCGTCAATCTGTAAGCGCCAACATTTTCTGGGTTTACACGCAAAAGCTGTTGGTAACCCCCATAGGAAGCCACATTTGGATCAACCCCGAGACCTGGACCAACCAATTGTTTCTCAACTGGAGAAACATTGTTCATTCTGTTGTTATCCACAAAGTATTGGTCCGCCCTGTTTCTGAGCTGCTCGCCACTCGTTCTGAATTGAGGAGCAATCTCAGCAAAGTTTGGAACGGCAGCCTTTTGACCTTGTGGGATTTCGACTTGTTCGATTGGGTAATTCTTTGGTTCAACCACCCGATTCATAGCCGCTTGTTGGGCAACTTGAGGAGGCGCGGGTTCATACGTCTCCTTCGGTTGGCTCAACTTTCTACCCGCGTATATAAGACCTGCGATAGCTGCTACAGATATGGGATCAGCCATTCTTATTTCTTATTGATATTTTTATTTACATACCTTTGCTGAAACAAACCATTTTGCACTTCGGAACGCGTGCTCATTGGTTCGTAGGTCATGGTTTGCAAAGGAAGTTTGCATTCCATGTTTTGGAGTGGGAACAAATTTTGTTCGTATGTCTTCGCGAGTACCTTATTAAAGCGAGAGGTCGATTGTGGGCGGAGTTCATCACTCGCGTCAATAAATTCTGCTGGAGCACCCTTGCCCGCCATGTATGGCGCCGTGCCGTACACCATGGTGTTTGGTCTACTAGAACCATAGTTCAAGGTGCTGGGCTGAGGATACACGAACACTTCTTCGGTAGCACAGTTTACTGGAACGGCTGGGTTTTGAACCAACTTAAGACCGGGCTGCAATTGGTAAGCCATTTATTATTACGTGAGATTTATTTATTTAGGCGTGAGTGAATCCGTGCATACCACTTCGCTTGTCCCCATTTGGATCGAGGCCAGCAAAAGCTTCGAGTTGAACACCGCGAGCATTTGGATCGCACACGGAACCATCGGTCTTACACATGGGTGCATTCTTCTTACCATACAACCACTCAGCGAACTTAGTTTGGTCACCGGGGATGGTAGACACTGGAGAAGACACGAATTGTCTCGCGATCGCATTTTGCTGGTACATTGGCATGGAGGATCTAGAACGAGCGGGTCCAAATGGAGTGTCCCCCACGACAAACGCATCCGCGTCGGCTCTCACGGTTGGGTAAGAACACGCTGGGAGTCTGTTTGGGCTGTCACCCATGAGCACGTTAGCCATTGGATTGTCTTTCGTTGGCAATTGACACGAGGTCGCCGTACTCTCATAAAACTCCGTGGAACCCGCGACACCTTCCTTGACCATACCGGAGCGTTCCATTACATAAAGAACACCGAGTGCAGTTGCGGCGAGTACGAATATCCTGACATCGCGTTTGATAAGGTAGTGAATTGATGCGGCGTATATTATGAACCTAGAACCAGCATTCACGCGTTGCGCTGAAGACTGGATGTTGGTCGGCCAGAATTCGAGAACTTTGTCACTTCGCACGAGTTGCTTGGGATCTTCAAACCAAGAGCTCATTTATATATAGTAGTTTTATTTTTTCAACATGCCTCCCAACATACCTTGCATGGTCTTCATGAGCGCAGATTCATCGATGTTTCCACCTTCCGTGTCGAGTTGGTCGGCACACTGCTTCGCAACCTTCTCAATCATGGAGAGGGTGTCTTCTGGGATAGAACTGATGGTGGTACCGAGCATGTACAAAGTTTGGATGTATTGCCAGATAGCATCCTTCGTTCCTTCCGAAACACTCGCCCAGTGTCCTTCGAGGTTAATACCCTTCAAGAATTCGAGGTTCTTGGCTTCATTCAAAAAGAACGTGTCGTCCTTCGCAGAAATCTTGTCCGCGAATGGAGTGACACCCGCCATGAAACCGTCGACGACGAGACGTGGGTTCGATGTTCGCATGAGCTCAAAGCCCGACATGCACTTTTTAATACCTTTTTCTTCTGGAAACGTCTTGTGGAGTTCCGCAAGAAATTGGCCCATCATATCATTGAAAGCGTTTACAGAACTCATTTTTACTGTAATCTATACTAATTTTATCTTTAAGCGAATGGTTCTGTAGATATGGTCTCTTTACCTCCTATGCCGTTAGACACAATGAAATACACTAAAACTGCATTAAGAAAAGCTGGTTTGGAATAAGCACTCGTTGGGAGTTTTCCTTCGTTATTGAGCTTCGCCTTGACGTGGACGTAGCCCGCCGTGATGACACCCGCGATGATGGCGGCCCAAGCTGGATCTCTAAGGTAATCTTCGAATTCCATTTAATAGTAACCAACTTTTTTTGCACGGGTTTCGGATGCGTCTGGGAACAATACATCGTCATCCTCTTCTTCCTCCTGTTGTGGGGCCATGGGTTTATCGGCCGTGGAAATGGTCTTGAACTCGTTATCGAATGGAGAAGTTTCTGGTTCTTCTTGTTGCTGTGGTGGGAAGGAATCTTCGGCCGCCGCTTCTGGTTCACCACTGGTTTCGCCTTCTGCTTCGGTCATGGGTTCATCCATTGGTTCACTCATGGGTTCGGGTTCAGGTTCAGGCATTTCATCTGCGAAATCTGGGTCTTCGGTGTCTTCCATTTCACCACCAAGATCGATGTCCTTGTTTTCTTGTGACATGTACGTTTGAAGAATTTGTTGTACCGGAATCAGTTCACGGACAGACGCTTCGATGGCGATAGAGAAACGTTCGTACAACTTCTCGTCTCTCTCGTACTCATTTTGGCTTTCGGAAAACACGTATGGATCCTTGTAAAGTTCCTTCGCGACGTTATTGTAACAGGTCTGAATGAACGTTTCGTTCGTTGGAAGCTTGAGTGAAATCTTCTTGTTATCCTTGCCTAGACGCACGGACGAAAGAATCTTAACACAGCTCACAAACACGGCTGCGAGAAGATCGTTAAACCACGCGCACCTGTTCGCGATGTTATCGGTGTGTTGTTTAGACATACCCTCGTTCCAGTTTGGAACTTCCTTGAGAAGCTTTTGGAACATCATGAGCACCTTTCTTCCCTTAGACATGGTGTACGCCTCTTCGTACATCTTTTCAAAATTCTCAATCATAACCGGACACATGAGTTCACACAATTGGCCCAAGTACTCACGCTTGGCTTCTACTAAAATGTTGAGGTTGTCCATTTATGATTAAGTGAAATTTTTTTAAAATCATTTTCCCGCGTTTCCCCTGTACTTATTGGCCACCTTTTTCAAGTTAACAAAAGATGGAAAATCACCGAAATCTTCTGTCTCTGTGACTTCCTTTTGGGGTTTGTTTTTCTTGATGGACCACGTGATGAATATTTCGTGATCACCTATGAGCCTCGTGATGAAACCACCTAGATCGAGTTGCCTCTTGATGTAATGCGTCGCTTTGATTCTATCGAAGGCAGGGTATCCGACCACAAAGTTTGGAATTTGTACGAATAATTGTTTGTTGCCAATCTCTACGGTCTGACGAATCTTTTTAGCTACTTGTTCGTAAATTTTCTTATACGTCTCTTTTTTCAATTGATTCTTTTTTTCAGCTATCTTTGAAATCTCATTGACACTGATCATTACATTATCTAAATTAATTATTTTCCAACAATTTGGGGCGGCCATACATCTCTTCGGTGGTTGGTATGACCTTCTCTATGAGTGGTGTGTTTCTCACGAATTTGAGTTCGTTTTCTCGTACTTTGGAAAAGTCCTCAAATTCACGGATGTCCTTGTCTGTGGTAAACATCTTGGTGTTCGAGGGCTTATCGACATCGAGTGGTTGCGTTCTAAGAGAGATGACGACGACCACTGGGTTTGTTCTGCTCACTTCACTCATGTACTTGGCGATGATGAGCTTGGTCGTGTCGACCTTGCCTGTCTCTTCGTCAATGAATTCGATGGGAACATCCGTGAGGTCACCCAAGTCTGGGTCATCTACACCCAAAGTACGAAGCGTCGCTTGCATGTTCATGTCATTCCAGTTCACACTGTGTGGGTCATCCATGATGCGCACATCCGACGAAACAGCGAACGCGTATGGGAAACCTCCGTGTTTCACGACCATGAAGTTACACCTGTAGACTTCATCTCGCGTCTCGTCGTGTGTGAACTTCCTGACCTCAGTAGTCTGCACGATGTAAGTACAGAGACCTGTGATCTCTTGAACACGCTTGTTTACCGCGAGTACAATCTTTTCCATGACATCGTTAGACACTTTGACGTTTTCGACGCGTCTGTACTCCGTGAGGTCGAGGACGTTTTCGTCTATGTCCGACGTTTTCGTCTTAGTGGAGAACCTCTCCGTCCTGGACATCAAAAAGAGTATGAGTAGAATCAACAGTACTAAATACAGTATCCGCATTAATATATGTTCACAAAATTTTTAAGAAAAAAAAATATTTTTTTTATTTCTTTTTTTCTAAAAAAAGTTTTGAAAAAAATATTTTTTTTTTCGATTACATGTATTTGGATTTCACCCAATTTCTGTCAGCCTTAAAAATTTTTGAGAGTTTAGGATCCGTGGTTCTAAACAGTATCATCAAGACATTCAAACGTCTAAATAGACCGAGTGGTGGTTCGCCAGCGCGAATGACCTTCGCCAACGCGCGGTGTCTCGCGAGTTCCGATTTATCGCGAACATCGTGATATCCATGTTCACTGAGTTTACCGTTGGACCTTATGGGGATGATAACCTTTTTCTTCATTATACGATGTATTCATATTTTTTTAGAATGCGCTCGTTTGAGTTAAAGTTTTTAGTCTCATAATTTAATAGATGTCGCTTCTGATATACAGTCCAAAGTGTAGTCACAGTCTAGATATCATCGACTACATCAAGAGACACCCACAGTTGGCGCAGTTGGTGAGTTACCACAACGTGAATCTCAAGGGTATCCCTCCTCAGTACGCACACAAGATAAACCGCGTCCCTACGATGCTCACCAAGAATGGAAAATTACTCGTGGGGAACGAGATACGAAATTGGTTGGAATCGCTTCTCCCCGTGGAAGACATAGGTACGTGTGGTTTCGGTGGGTGTTCCATGACCACATTCGATGGTGAATCCAATTCCGATATTTTTAGTTTGGATGATTACGGACGCGCGCTCCAACCCGCGATGACACCTGAACTCGAGGAAAAAATAAGTCGTGACGTGTCCCAAGCCTATAACACAGGCATAAAGAAATAAACGTTAGTTTAGGCATGAAGCTCGCTACGATACAGGCGAGTGCTATAAAATCCACTTTCGAGGTACTAAAAGATATACTCAATGATGTAAATGTCTATTTCAAACCAAGTGGTGTGTACATCACGACGCTCGATACTGCACGAACATCATTAGTAGACATGTTTCTCTCATCGGATAATTTCGAAGAGTACGAGTGTGAGAACGAGATCGTTGCCGGCATCAACGTGTCTAATACGTTCAAGCTTCTCAAATCTATCACGAATAACGACGTTCTCGTGATTAGCATCGATTGTCGAGAATTCATGAACATTGAAATTCACAGTGAAACCAAGAAGACATCGACTAAGTTTGCACTCAAGCTTCTCGACATCAACGAAAACCAAATCGAAGTTCCGGATATGAACATGACTACCGTGACTCCTATGCCTTCCATAGATTTTCAACGAATTTGTCGCGACATGTATAACATCGGGGGTGATATAGAAATTACACGGGATGGTAAGGTTCTCCGTTTAAAGTGTGAGGGTGATTTCGCCAATCAGGAGACGGAGATTCAATGTACGGAAGAGAGCCCGCGTATATGCGGTACGTATTCCCTTCGGTACATGAACATTTTCACTAAAGCGACGAGTATGTGTTCTACCGTGCAAATCATGCAAGAGGATAATAACCGATTCCTCATATTGAAGTACAACGTCGCAAATCTAGGTGATTTGAAGTTCTATCTCGCCACTAAAGAACTCGAAGATCAGTAACGTATCCATCGAGTGTACTGACTGTTTTGGTCTTCCCAAATACGTTCTTCAAACGAATGTTTGGATACATGGTTGCGAGTGTTTCCTCGTCGTAGTAAAGCATGTCACGTATGCGAACCTTTTCTCCATGAAAATCACCTCTCGGCCCCGCGTACCGTTTTATCTTACCTAAAATATCCTTGACTGGCTTATCGTCAATGTCCACGAGGTGTGCCGATACGAGCGGAATACTAAACACCATACCAGGTTCACTGGGTGGTGGCCACTCGTGTTGTGTTTTGTACGTCAAGTACTTGTACAACTTGTCATTGTACCAGTATTTGACCCGAATGATCACCTTTTTCACGTTTGCAGGGAGGGTTTCTTTCCTGTACTTTAGCTCCTGTGATTCAACGTAGTGTTCATCAAACAACCCGTCCCACTTTTTAGATTCTCCTTCCCAGAATTCACCGTCTGTCTCAAATTCTTTGTCGTTATCCGTAAAATATTCCATCGCTGCGCGTTGAATGCGATAATCGGGTATGGAAACAAAATTTTTGTAAACATCATAAACCCATATGATTACGCTAGTTAAAAGATTGCGTAGCATTCTAATTAATTTATGGAGGGAAATTTTTTAAGTAGATATAACAACAAAATAGACGCATGGAAACAGTCTATAGATGATGACCCCCAAAACCGTTCGGAATACGAGCGAGACATGTCCGAGTATCTAATAAAGTGTATGCCTTACATGAAACAATACACGGAAGACATAGATGTAGAAGTTAGTACAGACAATATCTTTAATTGTAAAGAAACGTCTGGTCTACAGAGAAAGGACATATTTAATGAATACCTAGCAGACGTAGAAAACATGACTGTAGAGAAGAAAGTTGAGAAGAGGGTGGACACATGTCCCACCTGTCCCGATAGTAACATATTCCATTTTGCCGATACGAGTGAACTCGTGTGTGATAACTGCGGTCTCATTTTAGCCACTCTCATCAGCGAAGAATTAACCTATCGCGAAGAGCAAGAGACATCGGAAAAGATCGTGAATTATTCTTACAAGCGTGAGAATCACTTTAACGAATGGTTATCACAGTTTCAAGCACAAGAGACCACGAACATACCACAAGAGGTCATAGAACAACTGCGGAGTGAACTCAAGAAGATTAAGATAAAGTCACTCGAAGAGATCACACACGCCCGAGTAAGAAGTCTCCTTAAAAAGCTCAAACTTAATAAGTATTACGAGCACGTCCCTTACATAACAAACATATTGAGCGGTATCAAGCCTCCTAAGATGCCACAAGAGCTCGAAGAACGTCTTCGTATCATGTTTAAGGACATACAAAAGCCATTCGATGATAATTGCCCTTCGTACAGGCGCAATTTCCTTTCCTACAGTTATGTGTTATACAAATTTTGCGAACTTTTGAGTGAGGACTCATACCTTCAATACTTTCCACTCCTTAAAAGTAAAGAGAAGCTGTACCAACAAGATGTGATATGGAAGAAGATATGCCACGATCTAAGATGGGAGTACATACCCACCATTTAAAGAAAAGGGTACTCTAAAAACATAATGAACGTGTACGAACAGTTTTGTGTAGACGAAGCGACATTTCACCTAAACAAAGCCAATGAAATCCTGACCAAAGAAATGAAAGATCCTAAGAAATATTACGACGAAACACTCAAGAGTTACAAAGACCTCGCGCGCCTGTTTCCCTTTATTCTAGCAATGAGATACGCCGAACTTCACACTGACGTTCTGGAAACGGAGGAAAGTTTATCAGATACGCAGTCTTCAACCCAGTCAAGCGAAGGTAGTTACGACCCTGAATCTCAGCCGCGTCATTTAAGGTTTTAATCGTTTTGAATTCGAGGACGGTCTCGTTATTAATAATGATGTCCGCCCTCAAATTTCCAATCACGTGTCCATTGAATGGAATCGTAACTATTCTCTCCGATTCGTAAGGAATGTTCTTCGAACGAAGAAGCACTTCCATCGCATTGTGATATACTCTCTCACTGTATCCTGGTCCCAGTTGAGAATATATCTCTGTGGCGTAGGTCTCAATTTCAGACATCTTATATTCTTATTAAAAAATAACTCTAAACTACTTCATTAAATCGCGTATGCCGAGCCACCGTGCTTAGATTCATCGAGACCGATGACTTCTTCTTCTTCGGAAATTCTTAGCATCTTCGCACCTTTGAAAGCTCCAAAGAAGACGCCGAGCATCGTCATCGTCCAAGATGCGATGACCAAGATACCGACGATTTGTGCACCGAGAAGTTTACCACTGCCCCCGTAGAAAACACCGGCTTCATCGATACCGAAGACATCGTTGACGTATTCTCTCTTAGCCATGAAACCGACCCAAAGAACGCCGAGTGCGCCACAGAAACCGTGCATCGGGGCAGCTTCGAGTGGGTCGTCAATCTTCAATCTGAGGAGGAGAGCACTCGAATATTTGATGCACGCGGCACCGAGTGCACCACACAAGAGTGCCGCCCACGGTTCCGTCGTAGAGCAGCCAGCTGTGATAGACACAAGACCCGCCAAAGCACCGTTACACACAGCGATGAGGTCCCAAATCTTGTCTGACTTGTAGTTGAGTGCCATCGCGGTGAGACCACCGGATGCAGCCGCGAGTGTTGTCGTCACAGCGGTTCGCGCGATGACCTTGGCGTTGTCTTCACTCATGAGTCCCAATTGAGAACCCGGATTGAAGCCGTACCAACCGACCCAAAGAATGAACGTCCCTAGAACGACGAGTGGTGCGGAGTGTCCAGGCATAGGATTCACACGACCATCCGGTGAGAATCTTCCCTTTCTCGGACCCACCATGTATGCCCCAACGAGACCAGAAAGACCACCGACCATGTGTACGATACCAGATCCAGCAAAGTCGAGCATACCGACACCAAAGAGTTTCGCACCATTTTCTCTCCACGGACCGAGCCATCCTTCAGTGGACCATCCCCAATGGACGACACACGGGTACACAAACGCCGTGAGAAAGAATGAATACCCGAGATACGCGACGAACTTTGTGCGTTCGGCGACGGAACCGGAAACAATAGTGGCCGCAGCGGCTGAGAAAGCCCACTGGAAGAGAAAGAATGCGACATCTCCCGGAGAAGAGATATCCTTCATGGCAAAGTTACCAGAGCCAATGAAAGAATTGGGTTTGTGACCTTCCGTCTGACCGAACGCGAATCCATATCCAAATAGGAACCACGCGATGGCACCGACGCACGCATCCAGGACATTTTTGATGAGAATGTTTTTAGTATTCTTAGTCCTGACCGAACCTGCACAAAGCATAGCGAAACCCGCTTGCATTAAAAAGACGAGATAGGCCGAGTTCAAAAGAAATTGAGCATTTGAAGCGACTTCGTGTCCTTGCACTTGTTCGGAGAGCGTTTGAAGATCCATGTTCTTCTGACAAGTAATCAAATCTCTTCCTTATGTAAGATTAACATGACGTGGTGGTGGCCATTCAACAAACTCAAGCGCTCTTTTAGTTATCTGATGGGTGAATGACTCCTAAGTCATTCACAAAAGATCAAAAATCAAGACAACATGGACAGACACCATCTACTCGGCCTTCTCGACAAGCTCCAAGAAAAGTACTCCCTCCAAGATGGGGAGTACAAGGAGTTCGCCGAAGCCATCGGGGGAAAGAAGAAACCCCTCGATGTATCCGAAGCGAAGATTGTGAAGTTGACCTATGACCTGTATGAGTGTGGAGTAGAACACGGTGACGAAGAATTCTACCCAACCTTAGACTTTACGAAAAAATGTACTTGTATGTGGAACGTCGTGGAAGACGAGACGAGCTGGCACGTCTACGGTGATAAGATATACATGGGCCTGTTTAATCGTTGCGACATTCACAAGAGTGAATTAGAACTCATAGTCAAAGAGATGGAAAAGGAAAAGAGTGTTGTGAGCATGGCGAACGTGCACAACAGGAGGATTTGTATTCGACCTATCTCTGTAGAAATTATTTCTTAATAAAATGTAAGATGTCTCCCGTCCCATTCGTCGACGTCAGAAACATAACTTCCGCCTCGAGCCCTCGTTTCAAGAAGGGAATAGATGGTCTCGTGAAACAGTCGAAACAGGCGATTAATACCGGTAAGAGTACGCTCAACAAGGAACTCAAGATTTACGACCAATTCATCGCGCGCGAAAAAAATTCAGGTAAGCCCGTGTACGTCAAGCTTTTCTCGGAAGTCAAGCGCCTTCTTCAAGGAAAACCCGCGTCAAAGCCCAGTAGTTTAAAGAAGAGAACACCAAAAAGTACATGATGACGTGTGGTGTTTGTTGTGAAGGTTATAACAAAACAAATCACAAAAAAGTATGTTGTCCTTTCTGTGATTTCGAATCGTGTAGAACATGTACCCAAACATATTTACTTTCTACGACGGAAGATCCACATTGTATGAGTTGTAAAAAGGCACACAATCGCGAATTCGTAGACTCATTTTGTACCAAAAGGTTTAGAAACCACGAGTACAAGAAACACCGTGAACAAATTTTGTACGAGCGCGAACTGAGTCGCATGCCCGAGACGCAACCGCAAGTACAAAGAATTCTTCGGCGACGGCGATTACACGCCATGCAAAAGGATATATCAAACTTATACCTACGCACGAGACGTAAGTATCAGATAGCCGTTCAAACGGGTGGAATGTACATCGAGAGTTATCTAAAAATGCTCGAATTCGCGACGTGGGCGTACGAGCAAATCCAACAGGAGTTACACGAATTAAACACGACACCCATAGATTCTACGGATAAAGTGGTCAAATTCACGCGTGGGTGTCCAAAAGAAGAGTGTCGTGGATTCTTAGACGAAATGTGGAAGTGTGGTATCTGTGAAACATCCTTTTGTGACATGTGTAACGAAGAGTGTGCGGAAGGACACGCGTGTGATCCAGATACCGTGAAGACCATGAAACTTCTGAAGAGAGACACAAAACCGTGTCCAAAGTGTAGCACGATGATTCACAAGGTAGATGGGTGTGCGCAGATGTGGTGTACCACGTGCCAAACGGCATTTGATTGGAGAACTGGAGCCATAGAGAAGGGACGCATACACAATCCACACTATTTTGAGTTCAAATCGAGAACGCGGGAACACGGAGACATTCCGTGTGGTGGGCGACCAACATTCAGAGAACTTTTGGATAATGCGGCGTCATCCGAGATATTGGCACTCAATACAGCGGTGGGAACTGTGGAGTATCAGTTGGCGTATAAATACGGATTCATGTACAGGGACAATCTTAACCTTAGGATAGGATACCTCATGAATCAAATCACCGATGATGAACTCAAAAAGGAACTTCAGAGACGAGACAAGTACAACGATAAGATCGGGGATATACGTGACATCTATCAGATGTTTGCCGATACGGGTGGTGATTTATTGAGACAATGGATGATAGATCCGGGCAAGGAACAATACGTGTTAGATACGGCGTACGAACTCGCTAAGTACACGAACTCCGTGATAAACGGAATACGAAGCAGATACACGTGTCAAGTGCCTCGTTATATATTTCTCGGTAGATATTAGATGATGCTCATCATATTAATAATATTGTTAGTGATACTACTATTAAGACCAAAATATAACAACCCAAGGATCATAGAATGTGTGTTGACTGACGACGACTGTGAATACATAAAATCGAAGGCTGAACCGGAACTCAAAGTGTCTACAGTATCTGATGACAGAAACATAGATTACCAGGTACGAAAGAGTGAAACGGCGTGGTTGGGATTCGATGATGAGAGAATACACGACATAGCACACAGGTGCTTAAAACATGTGGGCATGGAAGACTGTGATAATTGTGAGAGTCTCCAAGTCCTTCGGTACAAACCGGGTGGTTTTTATAACCCTCACCAAGATGCAAATATGGAACATTCGAATAAAAGAAAGTACACATTCATACTCGCCTTGAATGATGAGTATGAAGGTGGAAAAACATCTTTTCCGGTATTAAATAAATCTTATAGGCTACACAAGGGTGACGCACTTTTATTTGATACTTTAGACACGTGGGGCCGCGTCAATAAAAAGGCGTTACATGGTGGCGAGCCCGTAAAGAGTGGCGAAAAGTGGATTTGTAACCTGTGGGTCCGCGAATCTAAATATCACCCCTAGCGCGCAACTTTTCGCGGTTCGCCATGTGAAGCGCCTCTACATCCGCCTTGTTTTGTCCTACGTAAGGCACGGCATAGCCTTCATCACACATCCACTTATTGACGTTCGTCCATTGTCCGTCTTCAGACACCCACACTTCTGCCAAAATGCGACCAAACTTCCCTCTGGAATCCCTTTCCGGGCATCTGAGTTGGATCTCGATATCATCCTTCTCAGATTCTACGGC